TGTGTAGAAGTGAAGAAAATTGGTTAGAAAAAAAACTAAAGGAAAGTTATGATATTAACTATGGAACAATCGATTGTTAGACAACTAGAAGTATATAAACAAAAGGTAAGAGATTTCAAAGATTTTGCAAGCCAAACAAAAAATAAGAGGTTTGTAAATCAAATGGAAAGACAAATTGAAAAACAAATGCATAAAATTAAAGAAGTAACAAGAGCATTAGCAGTATATAGGGAGCATATGTGAAAACAACTGAATACTTATACGAGTTAAATAAAGCATTTGCGAGGTATATGAATATAAGCTTTGAAATTGATTACAACGATATAGATGCATTGTCGGAGGATAGAAATGCGGTATTTGAACAGGCAACAAGAGGAGCGCAGGCAGGAGTATTAACAATAAACGAAGCAAGGGAAATGCTTGGGCTTCCAAAAATACAGGGTGGAGACCAGATATTTATGAACGCATCACTTATGCCTATGCTTGCAGGTTTTGATGAAAAGGAGATGGAGTAATGAAACGGTTTAATTCTATGCTTCATTTTGCAAATTTCGACAGGAAATATTCAATGCGTTTTGCAAGGAAATTGTATAAAATCTTCATAGATTTACGTGAAAATGCTCTTCCAAAAGGCTGGGCGGAAGATATTATTACTGCAGTAGATGTGCAGTATAAAAGAAACCTGAATGAATTTTATAATGAACTCGTTGAAGTCAGTTTTGGAAACGTGCAGGAGTTTTTAAAAGAACATCAATTAGATATTTCAAATGACTCAATTCGATACTCAGTTTATCAGGCTATAAATCAGCGCGGTGTAAGTTTAATTACAAATATGGCCGAGCTCGAAAAAGAAAAACTAACCTATCTCATGGAATATCTCGGCCACGAAATGAGTTATGCAGATATTGCAAAAGAATACAGGAATTACATTGGACTCACCAAACCGCAAATGGAAAGACTTTTAAAAATGGAAAAAGAACTAAAAGCGGAAGGATTAGCAGAAAGCAAAATACAGAAGACATTAGAACGCGCTTCAAAGAAAATGCTTCGACACCGTAGCCTTGTTATTGCAAGAACTGAGATGGCATATTCATATTCAACCGCACAAAACACGCATTTTAGCTATTATCAAACGCAATCAGGAAAACAAATTAACAAAATTTGGCGTGTCTCACCTGACGATTTAACCTGCGAGATTTGCATAAATCTTGACGGCGAAAAAGTCAATGTCAATGAAGCATTTAGCACAGGCGTCGCAGGTCCCCCTGCTCACGTTAATTGCAGGTGCTATCTTATTTATGAGGTAGAAGATTAGCTTGACGAATTAATTTTAAAGTTGTAAAATTTACATGTAAAGTGAGGTGGTAAAATGGAAGAAAAAGTTAAAACAACACCACTTGAAATTAAATTAAAGGTCTCAGAAGATGAGAACAAGGCGTATTTTGAAGGTTATGGCGCAGTATTCGGAAACATAGATGCATACGGAGATATGATTGTAAAAGGTGCATTTAAGAAAACTCTTGAAAAGTGGGAGCAGTCAGGCAAAAAAATTCCTTTGCTTTATCAACATCACCCATCAGAAATATTGGGCGTTATCACAAGAGCTTACGAAGATGATTATGGGCTTTACATTATCGGAGAAATCAATCTTAACACAAGTAAGGGGCAAGAAGTCTATTCACTTTTAAAGCAGGGAGCTTTACAGGGATTGAGCATAGGTTATGAAGTAAAACAATATGAAACAACAAAAGGCATAAGAAAACTTTTGGAGGTGGAACTCTGGGAGATTAGCTTGGTTACATTTCCCGCAAATGAACTTGCGGAAGTTGTAAAAGTCAAAGCTGTTGTACCGTATCAGGATTTGCCATTAGCACCACGTGATACACCATGGGACGCAAATAAAGCAAGACAGAACATTGCAAAGTGGGCAAGCTCTGACGGTTCAGGGGATAAAGATAAAGTTGATTTTAATAAATACAAAAAGGCGTTCTTGTGGTACGACGCAGAAAATCCAGAGAATTTTGGAAGTTATAAGCTCCCTATTGCTGATGTTATAAATGGAACATTGAAGGCAGTGCCAAGGGCTATATTTGCAGCTGGTGCAGTGTTAGAAGGTGCAAGGGGCGGTGTTAATATTCCTGATGCCGATAAGGATAAGATTAAGAGAGTTCTCGAAAAATACTATGCAAAACTCGATATGACACCACCGTGGAAAAACATTTCTTTGCAGGACGAACACGATATTTTATTTGCAAAAGCTCTTTTAGAAAATAAACGCAATAAATCTTTACCAATTAACAGCATAGAAGATTTGAAACAAATAAAACAAATTGTCGATGAAATACTCACCGCTTTCGAGGAGATTGAAACAAAGGAACAGGAAACAAAACAAGTTGAAACAGAAGAAAACAAGCAAGATGAAATACTCAAAAAGCTTGATGAAATTTTAAAACGCTTTTAAGGAGGTTGATATTTATGGAAAACAAAGAACTTTTCGAAAAGTTAGATGAATTTGGAAAAAAGATGGTAGAGTTTAAAGACGATATTCTCAAGAAACACGAAGATCTTTCAAAAAGAGTCGAAGAGATTGAGGTAAAAATTAACAGGCCACAAAAAGCACCTATGGAAGAAGAGAAAATCGAAATGAAAAAGGCATTCTTGAATTTTGTTAGAACTGGAAAACTTCCCGAAATTAAAGCTCTTGTTGAAGACGCAGGAACTGCAGCTGTTTTAGTTCCAGAAGATTATTACTCTGAAATCATTACCTCACTCCCACACAGAGCAATTGTTAGAAAACTTGCTAAATCAATTCCCGTAAAAGGAAATAAGCTTAACGTGAGAAGCCTCGGCGATATTACAATGGGCTGGGGAAAACTCGAAACTGGAACAACTGTAACTGAAAGCACTCCAACCGTTGCAAAAGAGGCTTTGGAAGTATTCGATTTAAATGGCCTTGTTAAACTCGGAAGAGACTTACTTGCAGACACCGATATTGCTCTTGAAAGATATATCCTCGATAGCTTCTCAAGAAAAATAGCTTACTATGAAGATTATGCGTTCATTCTCGGAGACGGATCCGATAAACCAACTGGTGTTTTAAATGATTCAAATATCACCGAGGTAACATCTGCAAATGCAGGAAATATCGACCTTGACGACATAATTGACATGTATTATGCATTAAAAGAAGAATATAGAAGCAATGCAGTATGGATCATGAGCTCTGCAACTGAAAAAACATTAAGAAAGATTAAAACAAGCGACGGCGAATATCTCTTGCAACGAGACCTTGCCTCTCCAACTGGAAGAAGCATACTCGGAAGACCAATCTATAACTTTGACGATATGCCCGCAATTTCTGGAGGTAATTCTCCAGTATTGTTTGGAGACTTTACAAATGGTTTCATAATTCTCGACAAACAAAACGGAATGACTGTCCAAAGACTTGAGGAACTCTATGCAACAAACGGTCAAATCGGACTTCTCATTGTTCACAGAGTCGGTGGAGGAGTAATTGTTCCTGAAGCATTTGCAAAATTAACCGTACAATCATAGAATTAAAGGAGGGGTTCTCCCCTCCATTCCTCTTTTGTGAGGTGATAATGTGATAGTTAAAATTCCACTTTCAACGTTAAATATTTCCGATTTAGTTAGCTATGCGAAACTTTCTCAATCAGATAGAGCGTTAGAAATGGCTTTCAATCATGCGGTTGATAAAGTTGAAGATATAACAGGTTTTGCATTGCGTGATTTAGAAATTGAAATTCGAACAACATATCGAAATATTGTGCTTCCTTTTGTTCCAGTAAATGAGAACGTTGATTTCAGTTTAGAAATTGAAGGTGAATCAGTTGATTTTGATGATTATTTTGAAATATTCGGCGCAGTATTGATGACAAAGTGTAATTCAATCTATACCCCAATAAAACTCGTTTATCAAACAAATGCAGTTCAAAACGATGCTTTACTTTTGCTTGCATACAGACTCGCAACTTACTTTTACGACAACCGAACAACTGCAATTCCATCTGAGCTCGTGAACGAGTTAAGGGGGTTCAAGAGATGGGAAATTTAAACCTCGATATTGGAAAGTTTAACTATGATGTTTACTTGATTTCAACGACTGAAACAGCGGATGAATACGGTGGTGTATCTAAAACAGAAACAGAAGTTATGAAAGCGTGCTATATTGCAAAAATTGATACAAGAGAAGAATATGACGAAGAGCAGGGAAAGTTTATTTACATAAAGAAAGCAACGATTTACATTCGAGATGAGGGAGAAACATTTGATAAATTCAGGTTCGACGATGAATATACTTTTAGAGTAGTTCACACCGAAAAAGCTGGACGAACATTGTTAAAAGTGGTAGGTGTTTCATATGCAACTTGAAATTAAACACAATATTAGCGAAGTTTTAGAGCTTTCCGAAAAAGAACTGAATAAAAAGAAAGATGAAATACAGGATATTATAGTTCGAGAATTAACGTATGCAACTAACAAAGCAAAAGAAGATGCTCCGTATAGAACTGGAACATTGAGACGTGGCATAATGTTTAATATTATTGACTTAAAAAAGAATTGGCACTTTCAAGTTATTTCGATAGCTCCTTATTCGAGTTATGTAGAATTTGGAACTGTTAAGATGAAACCAAGACCGTTTTTCTTTAAAAACATAGATAGAGCAGTTGAAAACATCAAAAAGAAAGCTAAGTAGGGCGGTGAAATAATGTATAGAACACTGCAACATGAAGCTGAAATACATAAAGCATTGTATGCATTCTTGCAATCTATTGGAAATGTTTATGATGCAGTTCCTGAAAACCCGCAATTTCCGTTTCTCGTAATTGGAGACCCCGAAGTTTCCGAGGGTGAAGTAAAAGACGTTGGCAATAATTATATTGTATTTCCAATACATATTTTCAGCAGATATCGAGGCAAAAAAGAGGTTTATTCTTTAGTTCAAGACGTTCTGCAAATTTTACCGCTTTTAGAAGCAATAAGCAATCTTCGAGCAGTAATTATTGGATACGACATTTTTTATCAAAACGAAGATGATGAAGTAAAACACGCGATTATAAGAGTGAAAATAAAATCTTTTGAGTAATTTCAAGGAGGTGTAAATTATGGCGGTAGATGTTGTTAAAGCTGATAGCGTATTGCTTAAAGTAGGACCATCAGGCTCTGAAATAGTTGTAGGAGCTCAAAGAGGTGCAACACTTACAATTAACACGGAAACAATTGAAACAACTTCAAAACAAGACGATTGGGCTTCATTCTTACCTGGTAAGAGGAGCTGGACTGTTGACTGTGATGCTCTTATTGTAATAGGTGATAGTGGAAGAACGGCATTAGAAACTGCTGCAACTGGTGGAACAGAGGTTGAAGTTGTAATTGAAGTCTCGGACGGAACAAACACCACGACATACACTGGAAAAGGAATAATTACAAGTTATCAACTTTCCGCGAGTATGGGCGATGTTGCGACATATTCAGTTAGCATTCAAGGAAGTGAAGAGTTAACAGTTGCATAAGGGGGCGATAGTGAATGGAATTTAAATTTGGAAACAAAACATATAAATTGAAATACGGTGTTAAAG